TGTCAATACCCAAATCTACAAAACATTGATTTCATGGAATACGATGGGATACATGATTTGATCATTGGAAATCCTCCGTTTGTTGTGATACCGCAAACCGAAGAAACAAAGAATTGCCAAAGTTCTAGACCAAATTTATTTGTACAGTTTATCTGGAAGTCAGTCACTAGACATCTGAATCCAGGAGGACATCTTGCCTTTGTGCTTCCAACTGCATTTTACAATTGTTCGTATTACGAAAAAATGCGACGATACCTATTCGAAAATACAACCGTTCTTGAAGTTGAATCTCTTGAAGGAAAGTATCTCGAAACTCAGCAAGATACATTTCTTCTGCTTCTGAAACTTAAAAAAGGCAATAATCCCATGTTTATCATTCGTAATGATAACTACTATTTGACTCCGTATTGGAAAGAACTAAACAACTTACTAAAAGATTCATGTACTTTGAAAGAACTTAGATTTACTGTAAAAACTGGAGAAGTTGTATGGAATCAAGAAAAGGATAAGGTTTCAGACGAGGGAATTTTACTGATTCATAGTTTAAACTTCAAGGATGGTGTAATGAAGTTTCCATAAATGACAGGAGAAAAGAAACAGTATATTAACGGCTTTAAAAAGTTACCGCTTTCTGGAAAGTCCATACTAATCAATCGTGGATACGGCAACACATACTCGTTAAATTGTGTCCTCGTCGATTATCCGAAATACTATGCAGAAAATCACGTGAATGTTATTAGAGGACCCGATGAACATATAGACAAAGTTCTTCAGAGTCTAAAAAGCGAGAATACGGGATTGTTTATTAAGTACTTTGTCGGGAATGGTGCATTATCAAAAACTGAGCTGGAAAGTTGTCTCCCTATTTGGCTACCTTAAACTTCCAAGATGGATTCAAGATTCCAATATCATTTGCCCAACGCAAAGTTAAAGTATATTTCATACCACTTTTTGCTTTGAACAATATTTTGTTATTGAGAACCTCAGTTATAGAGTCAAACTGCAAATCTTTATCCGAGAAACTTCTAACGCTAAAACTGTCAGAAGGCCTACACATAAGTACAAATATTTTTCTATTTTGTGTGTTCAAATCTGTCTGGATTAACCCAGTGTTTATTGAAGTTTTATTTACAGAAATAAAGTCTGTTATCGCCAAGTTTCCTAAGCGAGATAGTTCTTTTGCAAAGGCACCGTCGTTCTTTTTATGATTGTAGAGATACGTAAAGAAGGGATGACATGTGTGCTTAATCCGAGAAATAAGCCTACAGTAGTCTTCTTCTTTTATAGCAGGAATATCTGGGCATAGTGACCGAAGAGTTCGTACCATGGTTCTAAAGCAGAATAAAATAAATCCAGGAATAATCTCATGTGTCTTTGCAGATACTTCTAAGAACTGTGGAAGCTGATGAAGTTCAGTAATCTTCTTCTCAGATGTCTTTAGCTCTCCTTTCCATAGAGTACCATCTTCAAGAGATGCAGTATAATCAAAGTTATTTCCCCGACCTCCTGCCCTTGTAAACTCTTGTAATATACCCACCTGGGTCTGAATAATTTCTTTAATCCTTTCTTGGTTTACATGTTCCGCTTCTCTCCCATTTTTATCGTTATCCTTTTTTGCCATCTTTTTAACTTATCAAACAAGTTACAAAAATCCATTTTTGTTTTGGATTTAAAAACGGATTGTGTCTAAAATAATCGTAAAAATACAACACAAAATGGCTACGACTACTTGGGATGTACGCATGATGTCTGTAAAAACTCTAGCCGATAAGCTTAGTTCCGAAGAGATTATTATTCCCGAGCATCAGCGAAACTATGTCTGGTCAGAGAAAGCTGCCAGATTATTCATTGATTCTCTTCTAAAAGGCCTACCATGTCCTTCGCTACTTATATACGAGGAGCGGCGTCAGCCCCTTTCTCTAGAAGATGGAAGCCAACGGCTTCGCACAATTGTCAATTATATGAATGATGAGTTTGGCTCCAGCCCAGACCCGGGTGTAAGGCCCGAAGTTAAGTTCTCAGAGTTATCTCAAGCTGATAAGGCACGTCTAGAAGAGAGGCGCCTAGCTGTGATTGTTTATTCAAATGCAACTAAGCAGCAACGCATTGAGATATTTGACCGTTTTCAGAACGGCACTCCCCTAAATGTAGGAGAACGCCTTCATGCACTATCTTATACGACACTCGTAGATTATACCATCAAAAGCCTTCTTACGCCCAGACAAGGCTACTATGACAGGGCTACGGCAATCTGGGGACCTCGCATTGTAGGAGATTCTACGAAAGATAGACGATTTGATAACCTAGTTAATGCAACTGCAATCATTGGGGGATGTGCACATGGTCCAGACTATATCAGTAAAAAATACAACGACATTCGCCCAATTCTTCTTCGCCCAATTGACGAACGCGAAACTAACCGTACACTGGAAATGTTATTTTCAATTTACGAAGATACAAATCTTCATATGCCCATGGGAGGCAAACGTATCCTGAACAAACAGTGGCCTGCAGGCAACTTCACAGGATATATTATTGCCTCTCTCAAAACATATCCCGAAGACTGGTCTCGCCTACGCATAGGATGGGTAAACTTCCTCGTCAAATACCGTAATAATAGCAAGGTCTTAAAGACTATTCTTCAAAATAATATGTCAACTGCACGAAGCTGGTCTTCTGCTAGGTGGGAGCTTGGATATAATAACGTGTTTAATGGTGTAAGTGTCGAAAATTTCAGCGATGAAGATGTAGACTCAGAAGACGATTCATATGAATAAAACACCACTAATATGCATCATAAATGCCTTGTGCATTTTTTGTCCTTCGTTAAAAACGGACATCCTTCCAACTAATTGTCTCAACCTTCAATTACACGATGGCAGAACGTATGAGTCTACGTGAATTTCTCGCTGCAAACAAGTCCGATAGCGTATTCACACACACTGGACTCAAAGGCGGGAAGTTCTTTATCAAAGATGAGGATCTTCCTCGCTTTTATGACCTATACACTGAATCCATCCTGGACGGTGACCATGTTCACCTAGTAGAGAAGAATACTCAAATTGGCTCACTTCGTGTAGACTTTGACTTCATCTATAAACCTGATATCACAACCCACCAACATACTCGTGAGCAAGTTGTAAACTTCTGCAAAGCATACATGGATGCTGTTGCTGAATACTTAGAGCTTCCGCCGAAAGTTGAAATTTATGTGATGGAAAAGCGGAAGCCTACACTCGATGTGAAGGGCAACCGCATGAAATCTGGAATCCACATGGTAGTTCCTGATGTCTCAACAACTTCTATGGTCGAGCAGTCCGTTCGCCGTAACCTGTTGAAAACTGTAGCATCATACTTCCCTAATCTCCCCCTAACAGAGACCTGGGACAAAGTATACGATGAAGCCGTAGTCAAGCGGTCCGTCAACTGGATGCTTTATGGCTCACGCAAAAGTGATGACAACTCTCGCCCATATGAGACCAAATACATAGTCAACTACGAGAATGGCTCCGTTTCCGTAAACACAACTATCCCTGCTGTTACCCCTGCTTTGATTCAGCGCCTCTCCATTCGCCGTCAGGAGGAAGATGAGACACCAATGACTGAGAAAGGCAAGGCAACATACGGAATTCCAGAGGTCAGGATTTCTGGTGGCCGTGCAGTCACTCCTGCTCGCGGACGCCCAGCTTCTAGGAGTGAAAAACCAGGATCTCGCGGTTCTTCTCCAGCAGGGAGAATTGTCCGTAATCTAGAACCAGATGAAAAAGACTATCTCAAAGATCACGTCATGAATTTGAAACTTGAGCGTGCAACTGGATACGAAGATTGGCTAAAGGTCGGTCTGTGCCTTCATAACATTCATCCAGACCTACTTGACGTATTCCTAGATTTTAGTGCTCAGTATGAAGAGAAGTTTAATGAAGCAGACTGTATCCAGAAGTGGAACAGTATGACCTTCCGCAATGATGGTGACCGCGTAGGCCTAGGAACTCTGCGTTTCTGGTCTCGCACAGATAACCCAGACGGTTATTGCGCGATTGAATCATCAAATGTTGAACGTCTTATTGTAGCCGCATGTTCTGGCACAGAGCATGATGTTGCAGCTCTAATCTTTGCAAAGTTTCGCGATTCTTATAAGTGTTCTGATTTTGGCAAGAACGTATGGTATCGTTGGTCTGGCCACATCTGGTCGGAGACTGATTCTGGAATTGATCTCCAACTAAAACTTTCCAAGGAAATTGCTCAAGAATTCTTCAAGCGTGCTAATCGCATGGGACTTGATCTAGAAGGCAAACAGTGCACAACAGAAGGCAAAGGAGACTGTGGTGTCTGCGAGTATTGTCAGCGCGAAGCTCAACGTATGGGATTCATGAAGATGTATACCAAACTCAAGACAACCACATTCAAAAACAATGTCATGAAGGAATGTCGTGAACTTTTCTTTGACGAGCAATTCACCAAAAAGGTTGATGCCACCAAAGAACTAATTGCATTCAATAACGGTGTTCTAGACATGACCGATAACAAGTTTGTATTCCGCAATGGTCTACCAGAAGATTATATCTCCTTCAGCACTGAGATTGATTATGATCCTGAGCGAGACTATCATGATTATTCTGAGTGGCCTATGATCCAAGCATTCATTAACCAAGTTCTTCCTGATCCTGAAGTTCGTCTATATTTCATGCGCCACCTAGCAACATGTCTTATGGGCGGTAACAAGGCTCAGAAGTTTCATATCCTGACTGGTTCTGGTTCTAACGGCAAGTCTATGTTGATGAACTTAGTATCTAAATCCCTAGGTGATTATGCTGCTGTTGTTCCTATTTCACTCTTCACTCAGAAGCGTGGAAAGTCTGGCGCAGCCGCTCCAGAAGTTATTCGACTCAAAGGACGTCGCTTCGTAACCATGCAAGAACCTGACGAGAAGATTGCCCTAAATACTGGACTAATGAAAGAGATTTCATCGTGCGAAAAAATGTATGCTCGTGATCTATTCAAGTCTGGTTGCGAGTTTGAGGTTCAGGCCAAGTTTCATCTAGCATGCAATGAGAAGCCTGAAATTAATACAACAGATGGCGGCACTTGGCGTCGTCTAGTTGTAGTAAACTATACTTCCAAATTTGTAGACAAGCCTTGCGAACCTCATCACTATCCAATTGATGAGACTATTCAGCACTCTGTTACATCTAAGGAGTGGGCAACACCGTTCCTGAACTTCCTGGTAACAACACTCAAGGAAGGTAACGGATTTCACAAACTCCCAACTCCTGTGAAGGTTCTAGAATATACATCTGAATACAGGAATGATACAGATGGTATTGCACGATTTCTATCAGAGAAGACTGAGGATTTCAAGGCAGGTGATGAAGTTCAACCCGTGCTTAAGGCTCAGCTTCAGTCTGTCTTCAAGCAGTGGAAAATCCAGAACGAGAATCTATCATTATCTGTGTCTGACCTAGTCAAGCGAGTCACAGAGAAGTATGGTAAGTATCCTGCTGGGGGGTGGACGAATTTTAGGTTGAGCGATTAATGTCTGCGACGAGTCTTACGTCTACGAGTGCGTCTGCGTCCGCCTACAGCAGGAGGCAAAGGAGTAGCAGCTGTTGATCCTAGGATCGGAGCACCAGTACTTACAGTTCCTCCAGGAGAAGTTCCAAGCGCAGTTGCTTGCTGAGTAGGAGTACCAACTGTAGCATCAACAACAGGTGCTGCATCAGCCGCTACAGATGCAGGAGTATCTTTACCCCATGTCCAAGGTTTTAACCATTCACCGCCACCCCGGATTCGGCGACGTCTAGAATGCTTCTTGGATTTCTTGTGACGAGCCACCATTTACTTTATCCGAAAGATTTTTAACGACGACCACGTCTATGTCTAGTCGTTCGCTTTCTAGTTTTGCGAGTCTTTCTTCTACGTCTTCCGCCATCCAAGTCCTTAACATCTCTAACATATTTACCTGCTAAAATTCTATCAGCATTTTTAAATGCAATACGAAGATTTTCTTCTTCAATAGATATTATTTGGTTAAATCGTTGCTCCATATTTTTATCTGTTACACTAGCTGCCTCATCCAGGACATTCGATTCAAGTTGATGATAAGACTCCTTGATGTTTGCTACAAGCTCCTTGAGTTGTTCATTATCTCTATTTTGATTTTTAATTGCATCAAGTTTATTATTAGCAGCGTCAAGCATTTCTTGGACCTGCTTTCGTAGAGCTTTTTCTTTCTCACTTTGAGGCATTTATCTTATCACAAAGTTTTTTAACGACGACCAGCTACTGGAATATATTCTTTCACATATGGAAGTGTAAAGTATACAACAGCACAAGCAATAAGAAGGTTTAGTGTCTGGACAATAGCATCACCAAAATTAAACTTTATACTACCAACCTGTATGACCAATTTGGAAACTCCATCCTCAGCAGATGCAAGAGGTGACAGCAAAGGTAATATCAAATCACGAGTTATTGCGTTAAAGAAAGTACTCAATACCGATCCAAGATGTATCGCCAATGCAAAGACAATTACCTGGTTATCAACTCCAGCCATTTAACTCTTTTCACACAAAAGAATAATGGATGTCTCATTTTGGGGACCCTCTGGTTGGCAATTATTGCATTTAATAGCTGAAGAAGGTGGAAAAGATGCAAAGATGACGCTTGATGTCATGCCTTTCATTCTTCCTTGCAAGTATTGTCGAGCATCTGCGCAACAATTCTGGAAACAGAGTAAACCTCATGGCGATCTACAACGATGGCTATACAATTTCCATAACAAGGTTAACGACAAACTTATAAAGCAACATGCAAAGGATCCCAAGTGTATTTTACCAGTGCCTGCTCCAACTTTTGAAGAAATCCAGAAACGGTATGCATCTATTTTGGATAGCTCACCAAAAGAAATACCTGGACGAGATTTCCTTTACAGCATTGCTTACAACTTTGACCCAGAAGAACAAAAAGTAAAACATCATGAAACTTTCTGGTTATTTCTAAAAAGTTCATTCCCGTTTCCAGAGTTTCGTAAACATATACATATTCCTGATTTTCGTTCAAGATCAACCTATGTAAATTCAGTTCATTCAATGTTTTCAAACATGAAACCACAAAAATCTATACAGTCAATTGCACAACAATTAGCTTATTACAAATCAGGGTGTAAACGTAAGACATACAAAGGAAAAACATGTAAAAAGATTGGTGCTAAGTATACCAAGAATAGGGATCGTAAAAGAACCTATCGCCTAACTCACTCCAGGCTTCTGTGATTTAGCTTTAAGCTCCTCAAGCAAACGAATATGTTTTTGGGAGTATATGGTCTTGCCTTTTGCTTTCTCCTTCTGGTCCTTTTTACCTTCTTTGCGAGTCTTGGGTTGATCCATTGTTAAGTTTAATTAAAATAGTTGAACTAAATCCATTTTAACATGATTTTACTATAAAATTAAATGACTTGTCCTATTTGCTACGAAGACATGGACATGAGAGAATACAACGACGAAGCAGAAGGAACTGAAACATGTCACAAACTTGATTGTGGTCATGCATTTCATACAAAGTGTATCATTACATGTCTTACCAAGTCACATCATGCATGTCCAAGCTGCAATAAAGTCAAAACTGCGCACGAACAACTTGGATTTGAGAGTCTTATACGATCAACTCTTTTGGTAGTGAAGAGAGATCAAAGAGTTAAGGATGCAAGGGAAGAATATGAAACTGGGAAAGCAGAGTATAAGTTACTGCTACGTCAACTTCAAAAAGAAGGGCAAGAATGGTTAAAAAAGAGAGTTGAAGAATTAAAGATAAAGGAATATCGTTCTTATTATCACAAGTCTGCATCAGCAGTAATGTCGGCTGCACGCGAGGTTGCAAGAGAATTGGGCCCTAGATATATCGCAGCAGTAAATTCAGACAGGCCACCGCCTAATCGTTGGGGAACAACACTTTCTAAGAGAATTATTTTTGGGTCCGAACCTCCTGGATATCGTGATTGGAGATTGCGTCATCCGCGTATTTGGGTTCATATTTAAATTAAGACAATCTACAAATGAACTGGGTCTTACCAATTGTAATAGGAACAACTGCATTATGTTATGTGCATTCATTCAATCACATAATGAAGTTATACAAAGATTCTGGTTATACGCTAACCTGGCAAGAATTGTTAGAAAAAAATAGCCTGGTGGCTTATTACTGAAAGTACTCGCACAAGGCTTTGAGAGCCTCGACTTTACGCTTGTAGTTCAGCGCTATTTGCCAGTCAGAGAAGTTTGTCTTGTGCGGACCCAGGATTTTCATCCAGAACTTTCCGAGGCTTTTCTCTGCTCTGCGCAGCCTGTCCGTCATGATTTTTCTCTCATGCGGATGCTTGCCCTTTCGCCGCTTCTTGGTAGGAGCGGAAGCCACAGGTGGCGGAGGAAGCAGCGGTGAAGACGGCGCACACATGTAGCGTGCCGCAGCGTCTAGGAATCTCCTCTTGTCATCTTCCACAATGCGCTCTAATACGCCAATGTGGTACTGGAAGAGCATCCTCTCACTCTGAACAACTGGCTCCTCATACGGGGGCGGCGGCTCTGGCTGTGAAGAGATTGCAGCTGGCAGATCTTCATCTGCAAAACTTATCTCTGACCCCAAAGGGGTGGCAGCTAGCAACGGAGACACAAAATCGTCCATCCTAGCAATAATAACACAATTTCTATGAATCTTAAATCCGTTTTACAAGTAAAAAATTTGGTGTAAACACCGTATTAGGCTTCAAGAGCCTTGCAGAGCCAGAACGTTTTCCAGCTTGGCCTTCGCAGCAAGGTATGCTGCGTGTAGCTTTGAGTACTTGCAAATGATGCCAGCTAGGCTTTCTGGGCTCTCGTGTTGAGAACTCGTCAGCTCGCCTATTGCGTCAATCTCGGCCTTTCTGGCCAGCTCTAACTCTGCTTTTGCTTCTGTTTTGTCTAGGCATGCGCCAAGATCAAATGCAGTATCTAGAGTGACATCTCTGTCGCTCTCTATTCCCGCCTGTTGGATAAGCGATGCTTCTCCCCAGGTAAGTCCTTTAAACTCTTGACTGCACCGATAGGTGAGGGTCTCAGCCAAGCGCTTTTTCTGCTCAGGCGTGAAACTCATCATCGCGCCCAAGAGTTTTGGAAATTTTTTCCTATAAATTACAAATCCATTTTACAACTTAAACCGTTTCTTAAAGTCAGATATACTTGCTTTAAGTGATGGCTTGTTCCAAAGCACCCACCTAGATAATGCACCAGGAGTATCAGGCTTATTCCATGACTCCCCCATTCCTGAATGACGCTTGAGATAACGAGCCTTACGTGTCTTATCCTTGTGCTTTGTGTAGTCAGACATTCCTGCTGCACCAAAGGAAACAACCTTTTCTTTACCCTTGTCAGTCTCAAATAAAGCATCCCACTTTTTCTCTGGGCGGTGAGAACGTCTGATAGTTTTCAACTTCATTTATAAATGGAAGAGTGGAATGTTTTAGTTAGGACCATGGAAGCAGACCAAGAAAACCCAAAACAATTTCAAGAAATGGCTAAAGCTATTTTTCATACTATCTGCACACGCAAGATCAAAGACATGCGTAAATTTGAACAACACTTAGGACCAGAATATGAAAAGTTAATTGAAGATATTCCGTTCCCCGAGGATCAAGTCAAAGAACTTCTTAAAGAAGACAAATTCTTCGAACTCACCCTCAAATTAAGAAAATTGTATAAGTGCTAGTATAAAATGGCAAAAGGAGGATTTCTTGTTGAAATGCTTGCATCTAAAAATGCCGCGACAGACCTTGGATATCTGTGGAGATTCCTATATTACATGTATATAGCTCTTCCTCTGCTTGTGCTATATTTTGTCCTATACTCAGTAGCTCTTGCGTATCTGCTGAACTATCTCAGAAGTCTAGTTGGTCTCAGCGCAACTACTGATGTGAAGACTATGACCTGGCAAGAATGGGCACAGACTGTAGGATTTGGTATGCTCTTCTCTGTAGCTCTCTTCCATTTCCGCATTCTTCCTATCCTGTTTGTTCCTGTGCACATTCTAACTAACGTTTAAAAGAAAAACTATGTCTTTGCGACAAGAAAAACTATGTCTTTGCGACAAGAAAAACGAATCAATCTAAAGACTATCGCAATATTATAAAGAATGGGTGACACTATTATTGGAGTTCAATTCGGTATCGCCAACCCTGATGACATCACGTCACGCAGCGTTGTTGAAGTAAAAACAGACAAGACATACCAAAGCACACTACCAGTTCCTGGAGGTGTATTTGATTCGCGCTTCGGCGTAACTGATCATGGCAAGATTTGCCCCACATGCAAGCAGACTAATCTGCTGTGTCCTGGGCATTTTGGTCATATCCGTCTGGCACGTCCTGTATATCTATATCAATTTATCGACGTAGTTCAGAAGCTCCTAGTAGTTATCTGCTTAGGATGCTCAAATCCATACCTGCCTGATGAAGAGCTTGAACGCATTGGCACTCTTGCAAAAGGTGTCGAGCGTTTTGACCTTGTGCGCGAGGCAACCAAGCACTATAAGACTCATTCCCTAAAGGAATCTCGTGCATGTGCTCACTGCGGTGCTCGCACAATTGCTAAAGTTTCAAAGATTGAAAATTCAGTCGCTGCACTTCAGGCAAATACATACGATGAAGAAGCAGAACCAATCCCTCTTCAACCAGAAATTGTTCTTCGCTGCTTTCAGCGCATTACAGATAAACATGTAACAATGATTGGATTTAATCCCAAGTTTAGTCGACCTGACTGGATGATCTGTACAGTTCTGGCTGTTCCTCCCCTAACCGTTCGCCCATCCGTAGTTATGGATGATAACCAACGCATGGAAGATGACCTTACACACGTGCTCATTGACATCATTCGCCAGAACAACATTCTACGAACTAAAATTGATAAGGGTGAAAATGCAGACATGATTGACAAAATCACCGAACTTCTTCAGTTTTATGTTGCATCATATGTAGATAATGACATCAAAGGTCTTCCTCCATCCGCCGATCGTTCTGGTCGCCCCAGAAAGACTTTGAAGTCTCGTCTAGGCGCTAAAACTGGTCGAGTGCGTGGAAATTTGATGGGCAAGCGTGTTGACTTTTCAGCACGTTCTGTTATCACTCCTGACCCTAATATTGATGTTGATGAACTTGGTGTCCCAGAAGAAATTGCAAAGAATCTGACATTTCCAGAGATTGTAACATCCTATAATCGTGACCGACTTATGGCTGCTATCAAGAATGGTCCAGATAAGTATCCTGGCGCAAAGAACGTCTTCAAGAAAGATGAAAACAAAGCATTTCGCCTTGGGTTTGTCAACAGAGACCTAGACATCCAGGAAGGCGATATTGTTCACCGCCACCTTGTAGACGGTGATGTTGTTCTATTCAATCGCCAACCTTCCCTGCACAAAGCTTCTATGATGTGTCACAGAATTCGTGTTCTCCCATACTCAACTTTCCGTCTCAATGTTAGTGCTACTAAGCCTTATAATGCAGACTTTGACGGTGATGAGATGAACATGCACGTGCCTCAAAGCATTGCTTCAGCAACCGAACTACGCATCATTGCAACTCTCCTTCGCCAAATTGTATCACCACGTACTTGCCAGCCTATTATCTCTGTTTTCCAGGATACTCTGACTGGTGCATATCGTATCACACAACCTGATGTCACAATTCCAGAACATCTTGCAATGAATATCTTAGCTCGTAGCCCACGAGCAATCACAGAGTTCAAACGTATGGACCTTCCAATGGCTGGAACAGATGTCGTATCACATGCATTTCCCTTAATGAACTTCAATGGCAATGTTCAGATCGTGAACGGTAAGCTTGTAAAAGGCGTGCTAAATGATGGCGCTTTAAAGAAGCCTTCTAAGGGTGTTGTTCATGCAATATATAATGAGTTTGGCCCAGAACGTTGCGGCACTTTCATCAACTCCCTCCAAAATATTGTAACCAAATACAATCTGCTTTCTGGGTTCTCCACAGGTCCTTCCGATCTTATTGCATCTGTAGAAGCATATGCTGCAATTGAAAATGCAATCGTAGACAGCAAGCAAAAGATATCCGATGTTCTTTCATCTGTTCATGCTGGTCGGTTCTTGAACCTTTCTGGCCGTGCAGATGGTGAAGAGCTTGAGAACAATATTCGCTCTGCTATTGGTGAGATGAACAGCAAGGGTAATACAGTTGTTGTAGAAAACCTTTCAAATAAAAATCGCATGATTATCATGTCAGATAAGGGTGCTGGATCAAAGGGAACTGCAGAGGTAAACATCACACAGATGGTTGCTTTCCTGGGTCAGCAGTATGTTGATGGTAAGCGTATCAAGTATACTATGGATAACCGCACACTTCCTCATTTTGCAAAGTATGATGATGGTCTAGAATCTCGTGGCTTTGTTGAGAACTCCTTCATCTCAGGTATCCGTCCTGCTGAGTTCTTCTTCCACGCCATGGGAGGACGTGAGGGCCTCATTGATACTGCAGTAAAGACATCAGACACTGGCTACATCCAGCGCCGCCTAGTAAAGCTCATGGAAGATATTCATGTAGAGCAAGATGGAACTGTTCGTGACATTAACGGATCAATTGTTCAGTTCCTGTATGGCGAGGATGGCATTGATGCTACTGGGATTGAAAAGCAGGATTGTGATCTTGGTATGATGACTATGGAACAAGTGTACTCTAGATTTGCAGCTACAAAAGAAGATTTCAAAGCAGTATCTCCTGACACCGAACACTCAGATGATATGGTTGATCAAATTCTAACAGATCGTACCATGTTTGTTAGCAAAGTTATTAGACACATCAAGAAGACTGAAGTGCGGGCACCTGTTCACCTTCAACGTCTTGTTGAGAAATACAGAAATCCTTACCTAGTAAAGACTGACCTGACACCAAATTATGTTGTAGACGAGCTTGATAAGCTATGCAAGACTTCTTATATGGCAGATAACTACCTGTTTCATTGTCTGCTTCGTTACAACTTAGCTCCCAAACAGTCAATTATTGTTCACCGCTTTACAGTTGCCCTATTTGATGAGATGATTCGTGATATCAAATACAAGTATAAGAAGGCACTTGTTCATCCTGGAGAGATGGTTGGTCCTCTTGCTGCTCAATCTATTGGTGAACCTACGACTCAGCTTACTCTGAATACTTTCCATCAAGCTGGCACTGCTAAAGCAAATGCAACGCAAGGTGTTCCTCGTATCCAAGAACTTCTCAGTGTATCTCAGAATCCTAAGAATCCTTCAAACATCATTTATCTGATGCCAAATATGGCCGATCACCAAGGAGCCATCTCAAGCATGAAGGAGATTCAAAAAACAACTCTACGCGACATCACCAAGTCAGTCAGAATTTATTATGATCCTAATCCCCTATCATCTGATACTATCGTTCAGGAAGATCGTGAGATTCTTCTTTCATACGAGAAATTCAGTGTAAGTCATGGACAGACTTGTGTGTCTCCGTGGATCATTCGCCTTGAGCTGGATCCTAATCAGATGCTTTCACGCAATATCCTGGACATGACTAAGATTCGAACGAAGATTGAAAGCAATAAAGTTCTGCGTGTGTTTGAATGTGTTCATCCTGATACCAATACATCAGACAAGTTGGTAATGCGTATTACGTTTGGCAATGATGTAGCAAAGAATGCACTGTCTTTGAGGTTTATTGAAGACAAGCTGCTGGATACTACACTGACTGGAATTGATGGAATTGGACGTGTATTTCCTCGTGAGAAGAAGGATGAGATCATATTTGATGAGCGTGTTGGTGGATATGTTTCTAATCATCAGTGGGTTCTGGATTCAGAGGGAACTAATCTGCTTGACTTATTTGTATTTCCAAATGTTGATCCAACTCGCACGTTCTCCAATGATATTCATGAGATTCTCAACGTGTTTGGTATTGAAGCAGCACGCATGGCTTTGTATGAGGAAATGATGGATGTGTTTGGCGCAGATTCAGTAAATTATCGCCATCCTTGTCTGCTTGTTGATGCTATGACTTACCATGGATATCTAATTGCAATTGACAGATTTGGTATGAACAAGTTGGAGAATGGTGTTCTTGCTAAGTCTTCATTTGAGATGACATCAAAGATCTTGTTTGATGCAGCAGTTGCAGGTGAGTTTGATACTATGCGCGGTGTCTCAGCAAACATCATGTTTGGTCAGAAACCACCATGTGGTACAGGATTTGTTGATATTCTAATTGATGAGTCCAGATTGCCTGAAGGCCACGAGGAACATGACTTGTATAGTGCAGAGTTGGCTCATGCGAATGCTCTAGTTGAGCAGGAAGAGAAGAAAGATGATGCTGATGGTCAGTGTAGAATGGATGATATCCTCATGAGCTGGTAACAACATATCTTGTTCTCAACATATCAAAGCCTTTCTTATGCCATTCAAATCGAACATTATAGTATAATATATAGCTTACAAGCAAAGCCATTGGGATTGTACTTATTATAACATTTGTCACATTTTTACGTGACCAAGGAATACTCATAATGAGTGCATAACCTATCAGCCCTACAAAAAGAGCTAGTACAAATGATGGAATCATCATTTTTAATTTATACATTAGAAAACCTTTACTATCAAATGGAACCTCAATATGATTCAGTAGTATCAAGTGTAATCTCTGCTTTCAAAAAGCGCGCAGAGATTGGACCGTAATGACCTAACGTTTTTACAGTGGATTCAACATGCTCAGGAAGAACTAATGGATGGTATTCTCTATCTTGAAAAAATTAAACAACTGGCTGAATCTCAGACACTAGTTGCTGTATGCCAGGCCACCCATACCAGACATAACACGTAAAACGTTGTAGTTGACTGCATACACTCGCACGTTCCAGTTAAATGGATCAAATAGACCAGGATTGGGAGCAACCCCAGCGTATGGACCTGGCAATGAAGCCATATTCATTACAATAGTGGCTGTATCAATTCTGGAAAAGTTACAAGTTCCAGAAGGCTGGTGCTCTTCAGGGCGGAGAGCAAAAGAATACATATATGCGCTTACATTACTAAGAAGACTAAGTTGAGGTAAAGCATTTAGTAACAACATATTACGGGCAGTAAAACCAAGCGTACCAGTATGGTGCTGGTAAGGTTGAACCCTATTATAATAATCACCATAGCGACGATCTAGACGATCCTGACCGTTAATCTGAAGCCACTGGTCAAATACAGGATTTGTGCTATATGTGAACGGGGTAAGTGCTGTAACATCTTGCATACCAGCTGCAAGACGACAGTCAGTATAATAAGAAGGCTGAACAACCCAAATAAGTTCTTTTACAGGATGGTTAAAAGTCAGATCAATACGATTACTGGCTCCAGTGATACCCTTATCTTCGTTGAACTGTGTCTGCTCAATTAGGTATTCATGAGATGCTTGTGCCATACGGCGACGCTCCTCAGTGTCTAGGTAGATGTAGTCGATATACAAAGCAGCCTGAATTGCCTCAGGAAGATCCTGGATTGGGGGCGCTTCAATTCCTTCTCCTACTTCTGTAGTAACTGGACTCTTCGTAAAGTTTCCAGCAATGAACTGAGGCTCATTCCATAGAACATTAATCTTTACCTCGTGATACTGAAGAGCAATCAGAGGAAGGGCAGCTCCAGGATTGCGAGTAAAGAAGAAAGGAAGAGGAATATAAAAGGTGTTCATATTTTGCTGACGACCATCCGCTCCACATTCTGTTCCATAATTTAGTCTGGATGGTCCTGGACCATCCTTGCACGGCCCTGAAAGAAGCTGAGATAGCTTTAGCGAAGATGTAAAATCTTTAGTCAGGTGACCCCATAGAAACATAAATTCAGAGTACATGCGGTCAATAATTTGGCCACCAATATCAAGTTCGACGTGCCTGATTAAATTATAACCCAGTGCATCATTATTGTTATTCCAGAAGTAGTCATCACCTGCTGCAGTTGTTGAAGGCAGAGTCACCTCGACATATGTTGAATATAGAAGATCAGCATGGCGACCAATCAAGGCGGTTTGCTTGGTACCCCACTGAACTTGGCCACTAAAGTTGATACGAAAGGGCTCCATAGCAAAGTTAGTGTGGCGCTTGAAAAGACCCTTCCAAAAGGTAATCTGAGGGTTTCCTGAAATATATGCATCCTGAGCTCCATAAGCAACGAGTTGAAGTAAGCCGCCACCCATTTGTCTTTATATGTTAGTTATACTCATTTTTTCTAACGACGACGGCTGTGGCGACGGCGACGAGTCTTGCGACGACGTCCACCAGCAACCTCTTTAGATACAGTAGGATCATCCTTTTCAACCCCAGTAGTGCCAGTAGTGTCCTTCGTTAAGTCAACATCTACCAGCTTCTCTTCTTCATCAGAATCTTCGCCACCACCCCGCTTGGCCTTGTGCCATGTCTTCTTGGCAGCCATGATGACCTGCTTGAGACCCTTGCCAGCTACATACTTGCCAGTAGCCTTCATTTTCTTCATAGTCTTCTTGATGTGCGTCAGCCACTTGTTTGCCATTTTATTGAATAACGCAGATAATTAGTTCTCGACTGAGAAGAAGAAGTTTAGATTACAATTGATTTATCACCCGTGACAGGATTAGAATCGTAAATAGGAGAATTATGAGCCATAGGTTGAAATGATTGCGCGGGGTCGGGCAGGACAGGTGTCTTTGCTTCAACAGGCTTGTATCGCAATACTTCAGGCTTCATTACAACACTACCTTGCTGAAACTGACCAATGTACAGTTCCATCATGGAATCTAAAGACCCATAGTTCATTAAATTCCACTGGCATCCATAGGAGAATAATATAGTCGGATTATTGTTCTTTAAATCTGGAACTGGATCAGGAACAACCATGCAAATATTTGTTCGGTTTGAATTAATTAATTCATCGTGATCGTAAGGTTGAGATGCTTGCATATAAGTTAATCTACGCAGATTAGATGTATCCCACGACAAGTTTACAAGTTCTTCCATATTAGTGCCTTTGATTTTACCACCTGATACCACAATTAGTTTACCAGATACTACATGTATAGGTTCCTGTGATAAGTTTTTACGATTGTATGCAAATTCAGGGCCCAGCATATGTCTTTGACAAGTATCTTTTAATATCTGAGCAGATGCATCTAACACATTACGTTTATCAGTGTGAAAAACTAAGCTTAGAATGAAAGGATCACTGGAAAGAACGCCTTCGAAAGCAGAGTTAGATACTGCTACACAGCATTCTTCAAGTCCTACTGAGTTATATGCGTAATCATAACCTAATTTTTCATTCTTTAAGCCAACTACTGGCTTGTCATTATCTCCAGCATAAACATCTAATTCAATAAGACGAGCTCCTGCTTTAATTGCGAGTGGAATAATATCGCTTGAAATGTAATCATTAGTTTGCGATCCTGGAAATACAGAAAATGCAGAAGATGCAACATAGTAATCACATAAGCGTGTATTATCTTCCTTCGAAACTCCAAGAGGAGCTAATGCTGTTACTTTTCCGTAAGTGCCAAAAGTTGTATTTGCGAGTGCTTTTACAGTCGCTGGATTCCCTCTAACAGCATTAAAAAGCCATATTACAAGCATTGTAACCAACCCTAGGCCAATTACAAGGACTGTTAAGTAACCACTATTATCTTTAAAAAATTGAATGGTTGCATCCATCTTATTATTTAATGACCTTTAAAAAGAAGCCTGCGAAATACATGGATAACATCGTCTGGGATTTTAGTATCCATCGGAATATTGTTTAAGCATGCATAGTGAAAGTATAACGAATATATCCCACACTCGGAGTCTTTGAACTGATGTCTGGTTGTATTGTATGTTGTCAACATAGGCTTGTCATGAACTCCGCTTGTTTCCCATTCTTCTTTCCAACGCTTCATTAGTCTCTGAACTTCTTTTTCTGGTTTTTGAGAATAAGAATCAAAATATGTAATGCGTGGTTGTTCAAGCTCAGGACTGATATCACAGAATAAAGCAATCCAGTGCTCTCCTGGACCAGTACTAACATCGGTATTAAATACAATTCCAATCTGTGTTTTACCTTTGCGGTAAAGTTTTTTGAGACTGGTAGAACATAGAGCATCTACTAGGCACTTTCCTGTTGGTGATTTCAAATCAAAATCAATTGGAATGCATCCCAGAAAAATATAGTTTTTAAATAGTTTTTCATACTCTTTTTCTGCTCGTTCAATATCAATAGTTGATAACCATTCAGTAGGATTTACAATCCAGGAATCTGGTGCTTTAGGGCGATTCATCATGTGTGATATGATACACTCTGCTCTGCCAGAATGACATTTAGAATGAAAACGTTTCTGTAAATTTTCCCAAATTTCTTCTGGAGTTCCATCGGGAATAGGAGGTTCACGAGAATGCTCAGAGTTATAGACAGTTCTTAAGTGTTTTATTTCGTCTGAACCAAACATTTGTATTTAAAACGGATTCTTAATTCACAGGAAAAGAGACTGCAGGGCTGTGATGGTTCTATCAAGATGATTAAAAGGAATTACTTCAAGGTTCTTCTATAATGGGCGTGGGAACCCTAGTAGAATGAAAAGTCGTAAGGAGAGTTAGTAGATCGGTGGGAACGTTATACCTAGTACATGTATGTCCGCGAAAACGGATTTTTTCTGTTGAGTCGTATGTAACATTAACAAAATGGCTGCACCCAACGCTGAGACCCTTCAGGGCCTGCGCGAGGCAATGCGGCACTACAAGGAAGTTGACAATCGCCTTCGCGAGCTCAACACAACTGTCTATGCACTACGCCGTGAGCGTGATGCAGTCAAAGAGAACATGGTGAACATCATCCAGAACCCTGCTTTTGCAGCCGTGCAAACGCTGCAGACTGCAGACGGATCTGCGACTTTCAAAGTCGTGAGACCCAATGAAAAGTACAGACCATGGGCTATGTCGAAAATCCAGCTAGCATCCTACCTGAACAATGTTCTTGGAGGAGTGGAGGGAAATCGTTGCTTTGAGCAAATAGTCGGCTTACACAAACCCACACTCCTGATTGATGAGCACGATATCGTGCGCACTGATCGCGAGTAATACCGAGACAATGTCTCCATTTTTAAACGGTCACGAAAACTGGTTCCCTTTCGGTCACGAAAACTGGTTCCCTTTCGGTCACGAAAACGGACTTTCTTGGGAACTTCATATAATTAACAAAGCAATGGAAGCCGTATATAATCCATTCAACCCTCGGAATCGTATGTTTACCCAGAAGGATATACATGCGATTTTGCGTAAGCACGAGTGTTCATACACTGTAAAAAATGTCCAGATCTTCCAAAATGCAATGGTTCATTCCTCTTATGTCAAACGACCTGAATATACAACTCCTCAGGGAGATGTTGCTCAATTAGCAAGTCGCCCACAAGACTGCATTGAACTATTTCCAGAATCATATGAACGTCTAGAACATCTTGGAGATTCAATTTTGGGGGCTGCTACAGCAACTTATTTATCTATTCGGTTTCCAGAACAACAAGAAGGGTTTCTTACTAACTTGCGTAAAGAAATTGTTTGCAACAACATGCTTGGCGAACTAACTCGCAAGATTAAACTTAACGAATTTTACATTATTTCAAAGCACAATGAAGATGCTTGTAATGGTCGATATAATGTGAAAAAGCTTGGAGACATTTTAGAAGCATTTATTGGTGCATTGTGGACTGATTGTGGATATAACTTTCAGGTCGTATATCCCTTTGTAGTTTCATTAATCGAAACGTATATTGACATTCCTGGAATTTTGAGAAACGATACAAACTTCAAAGATCAACTACAGAAATATTGCCAAACAACATTTCATTATACCCCAACGTATGTTATGGTATCATCAAATAATGGTTACTTAATGGCAGCAGTTGATGGAAAGGGTAAACATATTGGCACAGGAACAGGAACAACTAAAAAGCAAGGAGAACAAATGGCAGCTCAAGATGCTTTAACTAAACTCAAAAATGGAACTTAAAAATACAGAAGATCAGCTTGTATTCACCATGGGTTCTGCTACTAGCACACCTACGGTGGTTATGCCCGTGGTTGCATTTGTGCCGCCATTTGTGGTTGAGGGCATCCTGCTTGAGAAGCTCTGGAAGGAGGTTTATGGCGAGGTTGCCTATTGTGCTTGGGAGTTTCGGACTCTTTTAGAAGCCAGACAGGATCTGGATTCTTACAGCAAAGTAGTTGCCCGAGATGCATGCATGAGATTGGTCCTGGAGGAGATGATTAAGAATCAATCCTGTCGGGTTGACCAACTGCGCGATTTCTTTGGGCCACGGCTTAATCCCAGCGAAGACCTGAAATTTCAGTTTCGTTGGGAGTCAGACAAGCTCACCTGCTTTCGTATCTTAAACGAGTGGGCACACACACTATAAGCCCGATGGGGCTATTTTTAAATCAAAATGGAACTTAAAAATACAGAAAAGTTGCTTATACGTTCATCATGGTTTGCTTTAGCAGCCTTGATGACAGGATTATTCGCCTGACCTTTAGGAGCCAGCACCTCCACAATCTGGTGGTGACTGACGGACATTTCACGCCCTGGTACATACGTGCCGAGGATAAGTGGGTCCAGTGGAGACTTGACGGGCTGTATGCAAAGAAAAAAGCGCAAGAAGCCGCGTTCCAACGCGAGATTGAAGTCCTGACGGGCAAGATCGACAAGCTACGCGCTCAGCATGCCACACAATGGCCCAGTGAATCTTCCTGGACAGTCTGGAGGACTCTGCGACTTTTGAAGGAGCGAGATGGGCTCAGAAAGAAGCTTGGAAACAAGCAATAAGCCACCAGGCTATTTTTAGTTTAAATTAACAGTTCGAGATCTGGGAACACGACGTGATAGAAGTTCACGCTGAGTTCCTCCAACTGACATATCATCGCCTTCTGGAATTCCTTCTATGGCACGCAATGCTTCTGCTACACGTTGAGGTTGATCAGAAAACTGCAGAAGAAGTTGGGTGCGAATCAGATCACGACGAAGAGGAGGACGGGATGTACGCATTGTGCGAGATATTGTGCCAAGACCGTTACCTTCCAATGCAAAGTTGTCTACCTGATTGTTACGCATAAATCCTAGAATTGTTTCAGATAGACGAGCTTTTTGTTCGCGAATTGCTTTTTGACGAACTTGTAGTTGGCGAGATTCATCATCTAAAGAAACCCATGAACGAATCACAGTCTTGATCTCCTCTGTGTCCGCCATTTACCTTTGCTATGAACGTGTCTTGAAAGTCGTTTACCTCCTTTAGGACCTTCTACTTTATCTGCTAATTCATGAAGATTTGTAGGAATACCAAGAGATTCTAAGGTAACTGTTGGTGCGGGTGCATCCTCTTCAAATGGGTCTGGCACAAGTGAATCTACAACAGCAGCAGATGGTTCGCCGTATAATTTTCCAACACTGTCAATTAGTTTCTCTCGTTTTGCAGCAGTTTTTTCTATAAGCCTTTCTCCAGATAGTGCTGCATTATACAATGTTGTTCCCATGAAAGGAACCAGCAAAAAAGAAAGGATAAATGCCTGGCCGAAATGTTGACGAGAGATATTAAGTAGCAAAGAAAGAACAACAAATACTGATGCTAACATCCAACCTATAATTCCTCCCACAGGTCCCGATCCTGGAATTGGTAAAAACCCTATAATGTCTGGTGTCAGATTTTCTACACTAGTTGCTATTGTTGGTAGAGTTGCTGCTATTGAGTCCAATGCAATACCAAATATTGGTCCAAGCTCACCAGATTCAAGTGTTTTTGTAATAAAAAGAAATGGGCTAATAGTATCTATTCCTTCTTTTATAAAACTTGGTTGCCACTCATACATATAACGAACCCACCCATTTATAATATTATCTGTTACACCACCACCAGTTTTAGCAATCAATTTAAATAAATGTTCTGCTTCAGAGCTTGAAAATAACGGAACACCTCGTGATGTAATCTTATTACGAAGATCATTTGCATCTACAAACTTATGGCTGTCTAGGTAGTCGCGCAAGTCAACAAATCTGGAAACGGTATGAGCAAAGTTGGAATCGCCAGAAGCCTTTTTAATGAACTTATATATCTCAACTTCGCGGTGATTTAAGGGATTATCTTCTAAGCTCCACGCCATTATTCACTTAGGTAGAAACAAAGAGATGGAGCAAACCGAAGAAATTCATTGGAATCAGCAACTTGAAGAAATCTTATCCAGAGAAGGAGAACGTGCACTTTGTTATTCATGGCTACATGGCAAGTCTCAAACAATGGTATCTAAATATGATACTAATATTGCTTTGCCTGTGATTATCCTTTCAACAATAGCAGGCACAGGTTCCATTGCTTCTCAATCTTTATTTGGTCAGTCTCAGGTAGCAGGTGTTGTTATTGGAGTAATTAGTTTGAGCGTTGGTATTATGAACACAGTGTCAAACTATTTTGGATTTGCTAAACGTTCGGAAGCTCATAAGATTTCTGCTATAACCTATGCAAAAATTCATAAGTTTATCGTCATCGAGCTCAGCTTGCCACGCAAAGAAAGAATGAAAGCAAAAGATATGCTTAAGATTATTCGCGAACAATTAGAACGTTTAGCAGAAACAAGTCCTCAAATTCCTGAGCCTATTATAGCTGTTTTCAATGAAAAATTTCATGATCAGACAAATGTTTCTAAACCTGAAATTACTAATGGGTTAGATCCTATTCATGTTTTTGTAGAAAATTCAGAGTCATTTACTCCTGATGGAAAGTCCAGAGTTGAAGTGAAAATGATACCTCCAGAGGTAACTCTGCCTGGGCTTGTTAGGCCAATTACAGCCCCTTCTTCAATAACTACATCTGTTTCTAGAACTTCCATTCCCGATCGCACTCCAGGCAGGTGACGAAGGTTGTCATGGGCTCATCAGCGGATCGCGTCTGCATCTGATAGTAATCACACTTCGACTTCTTTTTACAGCGCGAGCAATACAGATAGATTGCTGCACTAACATTCTTAGAATACAGTCGAATCTCTGCTTCAACAATCTTATCAAGTGCTGCCTTCCAACGTGAGGGGCATAGTTCTTCAGCAGGCATATCCACAAATGCCTTGGGGTCTACTTCCCGCGACAGTAATTTTTTTGCCCAATTCTCTGTATTTGTGACAGTTCCATCTGTTCGCAAGTTCTCGTACAGAGAAATGGCTTTGCTTCTATACGTATTCCAAAATATCTTGTTCGCCCAATCAACATCAATTCCATTGAGCTTGCAGTAATTTACAATATTAGAAAGCAGCTGACCTTCTAGCTCAACTGCTATGTCATCCACAAGTTCTGTAAAGTTTTGAATAACTTTGTCTCGAATTGCACAGTCTATGAAAACATTTTTTGTCTTAATTGTTTTTACAGTTACCTGGGGAGCAACACGAGGAGCTTCATCTGGTTCTTCATACTCTTCCTCTTCCTCCTCTTCTTCCTGCTCTCCTTCCTCATCTGACATATTGAAAGACCATTCGTGGTATAGTGTCTCGTAGTCTTCTACTCCTAGGTTTACATATGATGTAACTAACTTCTCATAGTCATCTGAATCAGACATTGTAGCAAGGATTACAATAACCCCTGAATAAGACTCCTCGTCCAGAGGCGATGGCAGCATGTGCTGATTTGAATCCTCTTCATCATCTGCAATTTTAGCAAAGATAGATAGCCAGCGCTGCTCTTTTAGAGGATCTTGGATTTTTCCTTGGAATTGAATGCCAGTCTGCTTATATTTCTTTCGCATCCATTCCAGCACATCAGTTGTCTTTGCTGGAATAGTTACTTCACTCAGTGTTCCATTAGATGCTACAACTGTTGCTTGCACCATCTCTTAAACTTTATATACAACTAAACAGTAAGTTCCATTTTCAAAATGGATTCTGTATAATACAACATAATATCAGTAAAAAATGTCCAAGTATATTCCACCCAGCGCCAGAAAGGCTCAGACAACCGAGCAAAAGCTAGAAGCAGCCATGGCAGTTGTCCATGAAGGAAATGATCGCGATTTTCCTCAACTTAGTAATGCTGTTCTTCTCCCAAAGGCAGCAATTAATTATGGGGCAAAAGCTGTAGAGTGGGAGCAGAAGCGACTCGAACTTGAGATAAAAGAAAGGGTAGATGCCAGAATGGCTGAAATTCTTGAAGAGAAGAAAAAAGCAGAACAACCTACATTTAATCCATTTAGCCGTAGGCGTCCTTGCCCTACCGTTGCTCCTGCTCCTGAACCTGAACCCGAAAAGGTTGTAGATGAGTGGATCAAAGTAGAAAAGAAAATACGCAAACCCAAGAAGGAAAAGACGTTCGAAGAAGAGGAGGAGTTTAACTATGATCATCTTGCACAAGATCAAGAATCAGACTGATACAGGCTTGGCAGCAGGCTTAGTCAACGACCCTAAACTTTTACTGGCTCTTTCTTCAATTTTTGCTTGAGCTCTTGCTTCAGCATTTTTTACTGCATCTTCTGCCACATGCTTTGCTTGGTTAATTATGCCTGGTAGCAATCCAAATGTGATACTATACAACCAAGAAAAGACACCTACTATATATGACCATAACCAACCAAGAAATCCAAGAATATAATTGTAAAACCACCATAGTTTTTCACGTGTCCATATTGCCAAAGGCTTCATTGATTCTCCTGTTATTGGAGTTTGACTGCTGCCTCTCCAACCATATATAATTCCTGCTATAACACCTACTACCGACACAATAGCAAGTATTAATCCAATATTACCGTTTTCTTTTGTATAATCATTCAATGATTTAGAAACTGATCCCAAGTATGTTGTTGGATTTTTTTCTTCTTCTTTTGCATCTGCTTTAGATTGCTGAACATTTGATTTCAAATCAACTGTCTTCGTTTCTAGTTTTTTTCCAAGATTTGTATTACCTGTAGGACGCAGACGCAAATAGAATTTGTTATCGTGAGGCATAGGACCTGAGTTATCGGTATTGTTGAAAAAGACTTCTCGGTCACCAACAGCTTGTATGGGTCTGGAACCTGCTTCTACATTACGAACAAGATATGCAAAATCCCCTTGGTCCATGTTAATCATCTGCTTAAATACGACCCACTCACAAGGAGCACATGGAGGAACAAGACTAGAACCTTGGTAAACAAAGTAACCTCCTGGTGCAACTAAAGAAGCAATACTCCAATCCTTCAACATAACTTTGGTTTCACCAGTAGTAACACCATACGGAACAAATTGCTTAAAGAAGCTGTAAGATGGTGTTTGTTCGCTTGAAATTTTGAATAAGGTGCTCACACACATCAATTCACCAGTTGGTTTACGGAATATAGCAGTGACTTCACCATCTGCTTGAATTCCGTTAATTTTGTGGTGGCTTGGGTGGTTAATTGATAGTCCTTGACATACGTATGATTCTCCTTTAAATTTACACGAACCGAGACCTGCTGAACTTTCTAGAATCATTCCTTCGTTTGAGATAGATACTGCGCCCTGTGTAGCATTTCCAGTATCCATAACAAGATCACATGTCAAATTACAAGGCTTTGCGTCAGATGTCAGATTAATAGGGCTTTGCTTAGCAGAAGAACAAGCTGCTGGCCAGTTGTTACTTGAGAATACACTCATTTATATCATTGATAGGTTTTGTTACAAAAAGCATCTCGCATGAGATATAATAAAACATGGATCCATGGGAAACAGCTTTTATTGTCCTTGTTACACTTGTAGGACTATTTACGGTTGGAACTGGGATATTCAAGTATAAAGATAGTTTTCCGCCTGGGATATTAGATATTCCATTTGCTTTAATTACATTCCTTGGTAATTTGATGCCATTTGCTCTTGTTGCATACGGGATTGCAGGTGACATGATTAATCAAGATGGAGTCCGATTATCAATTCCATCTCTTGCCGCTTTGGGGGCTATTTTCCTAGTTGGCATCTCAGGAAAAATGATTGCCATAAATGGAGGACAAGACTTAAGCAATCAGGAAACTGGCGGTCTAGTTTGGTGCACAATCCCAGGCCTTGAATCTGTAGAATCTCCGTATTTTCCAACCGCAATTATGTCAACAATGATTATTGCATTTTACTACATGTGCTGGGCATGGTCAACACCTAGCAGACTTGCATGGCCTTTAGGCTTATTCTTTAGTATTGTATATGCTGTTCAACTCTTGGCATTTATGAACGGAGAATGTGCTGCCTCATATATACCGCCATTTGGTGGGATACTTGGAAGCATTGTTATTTCATCAGTTCTCGGTATTGCAATTGGTAGCATATCGTGGGCAGCTACTGGTAGGGCTACACAATTTAGTCCATTTAATATTCCTCTAGGATCCCCATCTGGCGCTTCTGGTTCAACTTGTATGCCTGGAGAAAGTCGTGTAGCAAATGGCTGCAAAGAAAACTTTACTGAACATTTTTCAGATAAAAAATTAAGATGTGATCCTGGTTATGCAGAAGTTCAAGGCGCTTGTGTAGAAGCTACAACAACTGGTGGTCATTCTCAGCAAGTTCAAGGAGGAGATGAAAATACCTTCGTAGCAGAACTGTATAAAAATGGTCGGCTTGTAACCGACTCTATTGCTGCGTAGCGTTGCGTAGGATACGGTAATATCCCATGGCTGCTGTTCCAGAATGTGACTCTACTCCCTTCGTCGAGTGCACCACAACAGTTGGAACTTGCTTAACACCATATTTTTGAGTAAGACCGCGAGGATCGTCCTTGATATTAACATCAATCCATTGAAGACTTGGGAATTCTTCCTTCAGGTCTTGAATGACTGGCTTCAGTGTCTGACAAGGAGCGCAAGTAGGTGACGAAAACACGTATGCGCTCATTCTTCTTTTACTATAGTTACTCCTTCTTTAATTAAACCTGTAGTTAAGCGAACTACACGAGTTTTACTTATTCGTTGTACTTCAGTAGAATATCCGTTTTTTGAAACGGTCTTCTGAAATGCACCAAATAGTCCAGTCTTTAATGCCTGAGGATCAAGCAAGTGTAGATGTGTCTTACACCATTCTATAATCTTTGCCTCTTCAACTGGCGGTCCCATTAGAGATAACGCCAAATCTGGAAATATTCCGTCAATTCGGTTAATTACCTTTACTTCTTTCGGAATCAATACAGAAACTGCCATCTTGTCTACAATGTCATTGCCAACACTTATCTCATCAGTCTTTCCAGTATGAGCTTTGACATAAGTGATTGTATATTCCTTAAACTTGGTTAAACGCGAAGATAAGTGTTCAATTAAATCTCGATGCTTAACATCAGTTCCTTCTGCTGTTCTCCACTTGTTCTTCATCCATCCAGGTAACCATGTTGTCAAACAATTTTTGGAATACATGGAATCAGTATAAATTTGAATTGCTGTCTCTGCAGGAGCTCCGCATTTTTCAAATATAATGTCTACAGAGTCGTGAATAGCTTTTAACTCTGCTCGCTGATTTGTTTGCATTTCAGAGTCAGGCATTTTTGTAGCAAAAGACCAATCTTTATTGTCTGGAAAGTATCCTGCATATCCAGCTTCTGCATTTGCCTTGCCATTGGAGCGGCACGCCCCATCAGTAAATACTCTGATCATTTAGTCTTATCTATTAACTTCTCTTATGTTTTCGTTTTCCTCCATTTTTGGTTGCCCACGATGGTATCTCTTTTCCGAATGAATGAATCCACGCATCTTCATCATCACCCGAATCGGGTCCCATCATTATCAGCAATAAAAGAATTACAAATGCAGGAACAACAAGTATTGCTCCAAACCCCGAATACCACTTTTGATATGTAGTTAGTACGACTATATAGACAAGTCCTACCAAAATAACGACAAGTAATATCAAAGCAAGTAGATCATACTGATGCATTTATCTAAACAAAAGTTATTTTTGGTGAGTGTAGGTAGTTTGGCATTCGTTTTGTAATACATCTGCTTAAAATTGCCTGCTGGAGTGTACTTGGATCTTCCACGTGAAACCAAACACGGTTCTTAAATGAACGT